CGAAGAAAAGCCCGTCAATCCACGCGCAGGTATTCGCTGCGTCTGGGAATTGAGCGTCTGTGATCTCCGCTAGAGTCGTAGTTGCTACCGTGTAGGTGTACCCACTCGTTCCCGTGGTTATCAGTATCACGGCGCCGTCATAGGCCAAATCCACGCGGCCCGTGGTCGTGTTGAGCGTACCTCGTGAAGTTTTAGTCCCTGCGTTGTTGACCTCATAGAATGTTCCACGATGAACAACGTAGTAGAGATCGCCTACGGCAATCCATCCCCTAATAGGGGTATCACCAAACGCCACCCTGAGAGTCGTCCCTGGCGTGCCGTAGAAAACGAGCGGCCTTTCATTGTCCGGCCTGACCTCGGCGTAGAGGTTCAGGTGGTGCTCAGATGTTGCCGTCTTCGATTTCCCGGTCTGACCCAGGCCGAACAAAGGAATTATCATCCGGTTAAGATATTCGAGCGCGCTTGTCCCATCTCGGTTCTAAGCACCGGAACCTTGAGATTCATCCTCTTGAGATTAGCTCTAGCCTTTTGAGCGATCCCCGAAACCATCGGAGGAATGACGGCTCGGAACTCAGGGCCGAATTCCTCTGCAAGACTATAGACAATCGCCCGCTCGTAACCTCTTGGAAGTACGAGTTCGTCAGTGAGGCTCGTGAAGACTTGAAGCGGCTGCCAGCGTTTCAGGTGGAATTCGTAGGCAATGTCCGGCGAGTAATCAAAGTAGACCGTCCCGAGAGGGACCGAAGGGTCGTAGTAAAGACTCTGCGGCATCTGCGACTGCCCCACGGTCTGAAGTATGGAGAAATCCTCCTCGTCGAGGATTTTCACCGGGTATATGACATCGGAAAGCAGAATGAAACAGGAGTCCTCCAGCCTGTCAGGTCTGGAGACGTTGAAATTACCTCCCGAGCCAATCGTGTAGGCTTCGGAACCCGCCACCAGATTGAACGTGGATTCGACAACCTGATAGATGAAAAGTCTCTCCGTGCTCCACGAAGGAAGCATGGAATTCAAACACGCAAGGCCGTCAGCAGCCTCATCCGAGTCAAGCGTCTCGCCCTTGTTGATGACTCCGGCAAGCCTCATGGCCCTGGTAATCATGCCTACAGCAGTCGTCATCTCATGCGTTCCTTGTCCAGTTTTGCTCTAACGAAAAGGAAATGAGCCGGTGTCCCGCCCCAAACCTCGCCGCTTGGGAGATCGTCTTTCAGCAAAGAATTCGCGCCCAAGTAAGAAGACTCTCCAATATTCACTCCGGGAAGAACAACAGCATTTGCCGCTATCACGCTGAAATCACCTACGACTACACTCCCGGTCCTGTAGTACTTCTCCTGGAGTTGAGGATTTGCAAGCAACGATTCTCGTGGATCGTCAGTCGCCGTGAAAATCTTCGCCCCCGGAGAAAGACTGCAACAACTCCCGATCTTCACTCCGTACACACCGAAGATTGAAACCCCTGTTGCAATATGAGTCCTTTCCCCGATTTCAACTTCACCTGTGATCGTCACGAACGCATCAATCCTACAATGCTCGCCACACTTCACCTTGCCGGCAATATTCGCCAGCGGGTGAATCATGATGGATTCAGGCAGCCCGAATTTTAGGCCGGTTAGATAGCTCACGGAAATACTTCACTGTTCGCAAGTCCGGGTACTCGACAGACTGATCCGCGCAGTCTTGTGCGTATTCGAGGAGATGTAGCCCGCGGGCCGCTTTTTCTGGCGTCATGTAACACTGCCAGCCGAGCATCCCGATGTCCTCAATGGCAAAGCTCGGACCTCCCCTGCCGCTGTATCTCGCCCTTCGCAGCCAGTCAGCAGCCTCTGAGTCGTCGGTGAGTACCATCCCGCCCTCGCCTATGTTCAGCAACTTGCGAGCGTGGAATGAAAGGCAGTGCAGCCCGCCTTTGTACATGCCCTTCCTGAATCGCAGGGCGCCGTCACAGATAGCGTGAGGCCGGAGTTGATAGACACCGCTCCAAGCGAAGTCCTCGAACTTGACTGCTAGGCCGCATTGAACAGCAGCCATAGGGACGGAAACAAAGGTCCGCGCCGGGATAATGACCTCACCGGATGCCGCGTATTTCATCGAGAGAAAAAGAGCGCTCGTCCCTGAATTCACCGCTACTGCAAACCTTGAACCCGCAACCTCGCTATGGCCTCCTCGAATTGAGCAACAACTGAAAAAGCGTTCACGCAGCCCTCTGCTTTATGTCCTCTGCCATTTGCGCGACTACCGCAAACGCTTTCTCGTCAGCCTCCCTTTGCTTGCGGCCTCTCAGATAGGCGTCATAATCCCCTGGGTATTCTGTCAACCCGTAGTGGTCGATCTTTATCAACGGGTCGATCCAGAGTTGCCCACCGATCTCCCGCCAGCGCCTTGAGAATCCGTAGTCCTCGGAATGACGACTACCGTTCACTCGGAATCTCTCGAAAAACACGGTCGTTTCCAAGCCGCGCTCCCCATACCTCAGGTCGGGATAGGCTTCGTGGAAACGTACCAGAGCCTCCTTTTTGAGCCTGATAAATCCACCCGACACCCTTTCGGCCTCGATCAAGGCCGTTCCATCAGGGAGAATTTTCCCAACAGGAACTCCGTCCACTTCTTTCGGAACCCCTACGTAGTGGCTCCAGTTGTGCTTCATCCGGTAAGCCCCGGCAACTATTTCCTCAGGGTGAGTCAGGAGCCTTACAACATCCTCCGGTTTCCAGTGCTCATCGGAATCAATCATCAGGAAATCGGTGGCTTCTGGGTCTTGCATGAACTTCGTCAACGTCTCGTTGATCGCGTTGTCAACGTCGAAATCACCGGCCCTCTGCCAGTAATCCCATTTGATACCCAGTCTTTCCAGCAACCCGCAAGTGAAAACCAACGCCTTCGTGTATGGGGCGTAAGCCCGGTATTCGTAGAACGTGGTGAATATGACGAGCTTCCCCGTGTACGGCCACACTCTGGCGTTGGCTTCCATGACTTACGTTGCGATCGAGCCAGTCTCGCGCAGACGAGCAACCACCGCGTTCAGCGATGCAACGATCGCATCAGCCTGTGCCGCAGTGGTGTACCCGTAGGCGTTCGTAGTGCTCGACGCGCCGGTCGTAGTGACATCAGTCACCGCAGCCGGTTGGTCCACCGGAGTGCCGCCGTAGAAATGCAGCTTGTCGGTGGCAGAATTGCAAACCCGGACACCGTCCGGGCTACTTTCGCTTAGTACTTGGTACGTCGCCATGATGTCTCCTTTAGTTGGCGGCGCCGATCATGCGGCAACCCCACTGCGGCCGGATTGCTTTGTAGCCGTAGAGGATGTCGATCCGCGTGATCTGCTCGTCGTTGATGATGTTGGAATCCGTCCAGACCCTCAGGCTTAGACCTTCTTCGGTCTTACGCACGCACCTATCTGCCCCGGCCATCAGAGGAAGTTCGCCGGTCACAAAGGTGTAGGCGTCTTTGTGGTACATCAGGTTTTGGACGTAGGACGTTGACGCAAGCCCAATGAACGTAACCACCGCCGTAGTGGAGATGGTCGGCGCCCCACCAGCCGCAGCAACGACGTTCTGATTCGCCCCTACCGCAAAGTTGATCGCGGGCGTAAACGTCGGAACGGTGTCAGAGGCAACCGTGACCACAAACTGCTGAAGATGCGGGTACGGCGCCTTGGTCTCGGGGTGGCAGGCGTAAGCTCCTGCGATGGTGAACACCATCCCGACCGACACACCAGTAACCGAGGTCATGGTAACGGTTGTGTCGCCAGTGACTACGGTATAGGTGTCCAGCGTTCCCGCTACGTCCGCGCCGGTCGTCATGGTCCACGCCCGATCGTTTTCGTAGTAGTCCGCCATAGCGGTGCGGGCAATCAGTCCCTCGCGGTACTGCTTGTCGATGTCAGCCCCTGGATGCACCTGAAGCCGCAGCCCGTTGTTTAGCACGCCCATCGTGACCGAATCCAGTTGAATTGACCGATTCATGTCCTTCGGAGCGAGATACTGATTGAGCTTGGCCCTGGCCGCACCGGGGACGGTGAGATCCGTAAGCGCAGTGCCCGCGGCCCCGGCGACGTTGTAGGTCGCCTTGACGCTGCCCTGGTATACGTCGTTCTCAACATCCGAGATCAGCACCGATACAGCAGGAGTGATCTTCCGCCTGGAGAAGTCGTCGATGTCGGTAAAGAGTTCCGCCGAGTTGAAGCGCATGGCAACGTGCTTCTGTGTCGCCATCGTCAACGTGGTACTGATTTCGGTGGAGTCCTGAACGTCGATGACGCGCCCGGTTGTTACCTGGTATTGATCCGGGAGCCTGATCCGCAGAGAACTGCCGATCTTAGAACCAGACTTTCCGAACGACTCGTCGAACTGCCGATTGATAGTCCCGATGAAGGTCAGCTTCTCGTGCGCAACGCGCAAGACCTCGTTCGTGATCTCATCAATCGTGAGGTTGGTATTGCTCACGTTTGTTTCCTTCTAAAGCAGGAACCGCCTTAGCGGTTTGGCTACGTCTCACGACGTTGCCTTCCTGGGTTTATTTTCGGCCCAGTTGCTTGTTCCTTTCAGCCCTGAATTCTTTGAAGGACATGCCAGGTCTAATGCCCGTTTGGACACCAGAGCCAGCTCCTACCGGTTTGATCGGTTCAGGCGCCTGGGACGGCTTTTTCGGTGGCGTTTCCACGGAAAGCTTTGCTTCGAGCTTTCCAATTTCCGCCGCTTGGCGTGGTGCAGGCAGCGCCGCGATGCGCTCTGCTTCTTCAGGATGTTTCGCCAGGTGATGCAATACCTTTACCCCGAGAGATAGCGGATCGCAGCTTGTGATAGCGCGATGCATCGCCTCCGTAAGCGGGGCTTCCGATGAGGCTAGGTCGTCATCCAGACCATCAACCTCTGCGGACATCTTCCTGACTTCTGCCTGAAACTGCTTGTCGAGCTTTTGCTGTTCTTCCTGAGTGCGGGTGCGTTCGGATTCTTCGCGCTGTTTCGCCAACCTTTGATCTACTCTCTGGTCGGCCCTCCACTCGGCTTTCGCCTCTATGAAGGATTCGTAGCTCTCGAAATCCTCTCGCTTGGGTTCCGCAGCTTCAGGCTTGGCCGGGTCCTTGCGTGGCTCATCCCTTTGCAGGGCAAGCTTGCGTGTGACATCCAGCTCTCGCCTAAGCTCCTCGCGTTTCCTGCGTTCCTTGCCTAGTCGCTTCTCAAGGATCTCGTCCAGTTGTTCCTGGGAGAATGTCTTGGGAGGCTCTGCCGGCGGTGTTTTCTCGACTGGCGGTGCCGTTCCGTCAATGGGCGCGGCTGGAATTACTGCCGCTGTGGGTGGAGCGTCAGCTCCGGGCGCGGGTTGACCCGCTGGTACTTCAGCCATGTAAAACTCCTGCTTTGGGAATGCAGCGTCGTCTCGACGCGACCCTATCGACGGATAGGTACGGTTAGATCATT